AGTCAAGGGGTCTAACCCCTGACTAATTATGCGTTAGAAGGAACTGCTTCGATACGAACGATAGCTTGCTCTTTAAGACGCTTTGCCACGAACGCGTTGATTTTCCAACCGATTGTTTGACGCTGATTCAAAGCATCAGCAGATCCGGCAGAACCAAGTGGCTTGATGATTGTTTGAACATCGCCTTCACCTTTGATCTTAGTTACTCCATATGCTTCTTCACCGATCATTACAGATGAATGAACGTTCGCACCTGAAGCACCTGCACCTGTGAATACTTTCCAGTTTTCCACTTCGATGAATTTGATTCCGTAAACGTCAGCAATTTCACCATCAATGAAAGGTTTGTTGTTTTGAGCAATTTCGTATGCTTTGATGAATTTTGCATCATCTAACAAGTCGAATACTGTGTCAGGAGATACGAATACTACGTATTTTCCACCGACAGCAGGTTTTACTTTGTTTTTCTTTAGAGTTAAAGCAGCTTTACGGAATAAGTCTACAGTAGGCTTGTCCCCTGCTGCTACAGTTACACGGGATACACGTCCGTTAGCATAGATTACGTTTGAACCACCATGTAGTTCATCACGAACTAAAGTATCTTTTGTTTCAGAAGCTTGTACACCTTGCTCTTTTACGTACTCAGCTACGATTGGATCAACCATTTGGAAGTCTACACGGTCCGAGAACTCAATGTAGTCACCATATTGAGCAGTTGTAGCAGATATCGCTGTTACAGTTGCGCTGTTGCCTGTAGGTGTAACACCCTCAGTAAGTGGAGTTAAAGCAGGAGATAGAACACCAATTTGACGGAAGTTTACAGTATCGCCAGTGTTTTTAGGCATTGGACGCGCTTGTGCAAACTTCTCGTGATCGAATGAACGGAATCTAAGAGTTTTTAAAAGTAATTTGTCATAAAACGCAGCAGGTTTCGTTGCTACTGCGCCTGTGCCTGTATTAATAGTACCAGTAGTTTGAGTTGCCATTTGGGAAATCACTCCTTAAAGTAAGTTGTATGTGGAGCGTTCCCTTTCACGCTTAGAGTCTCATATCTAATGACTTCATGATGGAATCAAAGTCATCGTCTGACAAGTCACCGCTTGATGGGGATACGCTTGTTCCATTTCCGATTGAAGCACTTTCTTGTCGCTTCTTTTTATTTTCTAGGTCTGCCTGTCTTGCGTTGGCTACCTCTTTTTGAATGATATTGTCTAAGTTAGCTGCACGATAGAATTTCTCAAAATCAATGTTATCGGCAGTACGTGGGTCAATACCTGTTTCCACCATGTACTTAAACGCTTCACGGATGGAATCGTCATTAGCACCGTACTTGTCCACCACACTATTGATTTGAGCGTCCATCTTTTCTGCTCGCATTTGCTCTTTTAGTTGTGCCAATTCACTCTCTGTTGAGTTTTGACGTTTCAATAACTCCACAGGAACGTTTTGACGTTCGGCTTCTGCTTGAAGGTTTCTTTCCTCATAACGAGCTAACAAGTCGTCAGGGGTTACTCCACCTTCTTCAGCTAAACGTTGAATGAATTTCGCATACTTTTCGTTCTCTTGGGCTTGCCTTCTCAGGTCCGCGAATGCACGATTCCGCTTGTCTGCGTCGTCATCGTTCGGATTTAATTCCGGTTGTTCATCTTCTTCTACTTCGGAATCTTCTTCTTCTTCTACTTCTTGGGTTTCATCGGATTCCTCAGAAACATCTTCGGTAGATTCTTCATCTTCCCATTCTTCTTCAAATTCAGCTAAAATACTGTCGATGTCTAGGTCGTCATCACCGAACATCTGTAAATCTAAAGCTACTAACATATTAATCTCTCCTTGCGCCTGGAATCTATGGGCCTTGTCAGCGAGTCAAGGCTTGCAACAAACTAACTAGTAGGTAACTTGTCCACTCGGAATTAAGGAGGTCGGAATCTCCCATTTACCTACTATCATTCTAGTAAATCATGTAAATAATGTCAATACAATTACACAGTAAACACGAACTATTTTTATTCAACTAACTCCCAATCTTCGGATAATAGGTCACTAATACTCGGAACCCATGTGTTATATGAGTTTTTTACATTTTTGATGACAAGGAATGGTTCAATGATAGCCCATTCAAAGTCAGTACCACAGTGAAGTTGTACATACATTCCTTTACCATTCCATCCTTCTCTTGCTACTTTTTTACCTTCTTTTACCGCTTCGATCGCTTGTCCAAAATTCATTATTCATTACCTCCTGAGTTTTGTTTATTTTGTTGAGTTTGTGCTAGTTTAGTTTGGTGTGATTGTTGGCTTTGAACTAAACTAGCTTCATGGTTTTGTTGTGATTGCTGTAACTTCATTTCATTCTCTGCTTGGGAATGTTGAAGTTTCATAGCGTGTTCTTGTGCCTTCATCTTCATTTCTTCCTGCTTCATGGCTAGGTTCATTTGGTGTTCCTGTGCCTTCATCTGAAGTTCAGCTTGTCCATTATCGGCTGTTGTTAAAGGAACTAACGTACCTAAAGCCTGTGCCATTTGAAGCATAGCCTGAGACTTTACATCCAGGTTTAGTTGTTGACTCGCTTTCACCGCTAAGGCATTTTGCATATAGGCTTGAATGACTTGTTCAAGTGTGATTAATTCTTGTTCTGGATTCATTACATGCCACCTCCTACATTAGTTCCAGATTGTTGCATCTGTACTCCATTGGAATTAGACGTTGAACCCATGCTACCCTGTTCCATTTGCTGTAACTGATCTAACGCAGCTTGCTGTACTTCTTGTGGTGACGCACCTTGTGAGAGCATTTCAAAACTTTGGTCCAGTATGTCAGTCAATTCCTTCTCTTTGTTCTTCATTTCTTCCACGTTCATACGCTTGATGATCTCGTCTTTGTTGGAGAAATCCATCGACTGAATCAATTCCTGCGGTGTGATTAGAGCACTTGGGAAAATACTACCATACTGTCCTTGCATGTTCGCTAGTTCTTTCGCGTCCTGCATTTGTTTCATTCGTGTTATTGGTGCTTTGGAGCTAACATCTATGAAAATATCATACTCTAAATCTTTATATTCCGTACCAATGAATGGTTCAAAGGTATATTCGTTCGGATTTTCACCCATTACCCGAATCCATCGTTCTTCGGTATAATACGTTACCATGAAGTCAATAATCAGGTTGCTTAGGTCTTGAATATAAAGCTCCACATCATACATTTGGTCACGGTCACGCATGGTTGAACGGTCAATTAAGCTATTCACACCTGACGATGTTTGCAAGCTACCTACAGATTGCCCCATGTACGCTTCAGACAGTCCTGTGATTTCACGTATATTCGCCTTTGCGTTCTCTAACATGTTGAATAGGACCTGTGGAATCTGCGGTGGCTCAATGTACGTAATTGCTTGGCTAGCAGGTACATTAGAAACAAATGTGTGTCCTGGTGCGTTTCCGTAAAGTGCTACTTCTTTCGGGTTAATCCCTGAACGTGCATCTACTACTTTCTGTGGATTCTGCATCAAAGTACCAATCATCGCAATGATAGATTCTACTTTGTTAATAATCTTCTGATTATCTAAGATAAATTCACATGTAGACATTGGCCAGAAGTCCTGACGCTGTGGATAGTCCTTCAGCATCGCAAAAGGGTATCTATTTGGCTTTAAAGGTTGTTCTAGGAGTATTTTATCACCTGCAAGATAAGTCACCTTGTAGGTGTATCCTCCGGCTTCATTCGGGACCTTCTCATAGAAACTAAGGAAATTAACTAATCCTTCAGTTTCTGTCGTGTAGTCACGGTTGTAAATTTCTCCACGGTCCTCAGGGTTGTTCGCACTTTCTCCTGCTTCCCCTTGAAACTTTGGATGACTCTTAATCCATTCCTTTGTTTTCCGCTCCATAATGGCTACATAACGGCAATCCTCTAGGGTAAACGCACTTGGATCAGGGAAGAATGTTGCAGGATCAATCTCACGAACCTCAATATCCCCTTCAAATTGAAAGCCTTTATCCCCTTGAACTGTTGCGCCCATACGTCCTTCTTTGCTCTCATTCCAACATACATGAGCAAGACCTAACCCTAATAACTTAGAGGTTTCAATATTTTCGCGTACCACTTTTCTTGATTTGGTACGATCCCATACATATTGAAAGGCATTGTCTAGACTATCCACTCTTTTACGACCACCTGGTGACACCGCACGCAGTTTGCCTGTTGGGTTGTCCATCGCTAAAGCAGCACGTTTCGTGTATTTCACTAAATGAACGAAGTTGGTAACAGGTTTTGGCAACCAATCTGGAGCATTTTGAAGCTCCCACTGTTGATTACGGTCAAAGGCATCTAATTCCTTCATAATCGCTTCACGCGGTTGTTTCTTGTTCTTTGCCTTTTTATATTTTGCTAGAATCTCTTCCGCTTTTGTTTTCGTTGCCAATCTAAATCACCCCTTAAAAGTTATTTCTTCCGTTGTTCTCGTGGTAGTATTGTTTCACGTCATTTGGAAGCAAGTCCACTAAAGACTCATTATATTCCTGGTTTGTAGGCTTTGGTTGCTCGTGTTTGTGGATAATATTAATGTGAATACCGTTTATAACCATCCCTATTAACAGACCTAACACGAATGTTACGATTATCATCATTCATCCTCCTAATAGTAAAGCCATGCGCTATGACTTCCTTTCTGTGTATCATCGGTTTGTAGAGCAAACGGAATGTCTCCATTATCGGTTTTTCCGTTAAAATCCCTAGATTTATAGGATTTCTGCATTAATAAATCAGGATTATCAGGTAATTCATTGATTAAATACCTTAAACTGTCCATTGCGTGGTTGTCTTTGTCAATCGGTTTGTTATCAGGATTCTTTTTAGAATCAAGTTCTTCAGGTTTATACTTATAGTTCAATCCTTCTCGAATGGTATTTGTACAGGAACTAAATATCTTCAGACGACCTAACGAAAAGTAGGCATTTACCTTTGCTAGTCCTGCGTCAATTCTGTTATTTCCATCCGCAAACCACAGGCCGTATTCTGCGTAGTGGTCAAAAATGGAACGCATATCGTTAATATTGTTTCGCTTTCCGGCAGGATCTCCCACTAAAAAGCGTAATTTTCCATACGGTACTTTTTCCACCATTTCCTTCATTCGTTTCGCGTGTTCAGGAACAGGCATGTTGTTCTTGTAGTATTCGTCATAGAGATAGACGATTCCGCTGTCAGGATCAATGGCTGCCATAAGAAGCACCGTTTCATCCCGAATACCAAAGTCGGCCCCACCCATTCTCTCCCAATGTGGAGGAATCTTGAATGGTTTAACGATATGGTCCCCGAATGTCTGGTAAACCGCACCTTCTGAATAGCTAAACGAACCATTCAAGTACCGATTGATCCAGAATTGTGGTTTTCCTGCTGCGGTTGAAGCATAGAAACCTGGTGGAAGGTACGTGTTTAGATGTGTTGGTGCAACGTGTGTTGCATATTCATGGTTCTTATCTTCTTCAGGTACAAAATAGGGTTCTTGTGGATTTAGAATGTTACCTGACCTAAGAAGGAACTCAGACCTAACCCAACCAAGGTCTGGATTTGTTGATAAAATACCGATATGGTGGTTTGTTGCATGATTCCTTAAACGTGTCTGTAACTGTACAAAGTAATCGTATCCTACTTCTGACGCTTCCTCAATGTGGAAACAGGTTAAGTTAAGTGAGCGTGATTTTCCGGGATCATCTAAAGGCCTAAACAACACTCGATGCCCATTAATCATGTCTACGTACATCTTCTGTTTTGCGTAGTTGTCGATGAATCCAGGTGGCAACATTTCAAAAAACTGTTTCATAGATGTGTTTTCTAGCTGTGGTAACGTTGCCGCTCCCATCAAGGTTGTTCCTTTAGGGGTGGATAGGACGTGACGAATAATTTCAGCAACCGTTGTGGTTGTTTTCCCCGAACCTAGCCGTAGCCCCCTGCAAACATTCTATACTTCGATTTATCGGCATGAAACGCTTGTTGGTGAGGTAACGGGTCGTAACAGAACATAATTGCTCTGCACTCATTACACTGAACATTCCACTCATTACCGTCTGGAAACTCGATATAATTACCGATTTTACAGTGGTCACACATCTTTCCGACAAACTTAGCAGTCATTTGCGATGGCATTGGCATCACCTTCTTTCTTTAATGTTCTGTTTGATACCATACCCAATCTGTGATAAAATTAGGTTAGGAGGTTGATAAAATGAAAGAAATCGAATTAACTCAATGTTATAAAACTATTGTTGATGATGAAGATTTTGAGTACCTAAGCCAATGGAAATGGTGTGCAAGAGTTAAACCTGATGGACGAGTTCTTGCTGTTCGTGCGGAACGTATCAAGGGAACGTCCGATAGTAAGCGTAATTTTCAAATGCATAGAGTTATAACAAAAGCACCCGATGGTTTAGTTGTTGACCACATTAATGGTAATCCTCTTGACAACCGTAAAGAAAATCTAAGACTTTGTACCATCCAACAAAATTCAATGAACAGAAAAACTCAATTATCGAGTAAGTTTCGCTCTCAGTATAAAGGTGTTGGTTGGTGTAAGATTAGAAAAAAGTATTTTGCTAGAGTTTACTTAAATGGTAAAGCATACATGGCAGGTCGTTATGACACTGAAATTGAAGCTGCGCTTGCTTATAACAAGAAAGCATTAGATCTTCATGGTGAATATGCGAAACTGAATGTTATAGAGGAAGATTAACTTCCTCTTTTTTTTTATTTCTTTCTTAAAGGGAGCTAAACGCTCCCATATCTCTATACAGGTGTTATGGTTTTAATACCTGCTCCTGTAACAATTTTTATCGTGTTATTGTCGGTTCTAAACCACATTTGACCTACGATGGTAGTGGTTCTGTCAGTCGTTCTATTTTCCAGGATTGACAAACGTCCTGCGTTGTTTTGATTACCTAAGTCAGACACTCTTGTATATGGCATATTCTGAAGGTTAAAGCGTGTATATTCTGATTGTGCTGTACAAAAGATGACGTTATTGGAATGGGGAATTAACTGTAAATCCCATATCATCCCATCAAACACATTATACCCACCATTAACCGTGATAAGCGTTTGGGTAGCATAGGATGGTTGCATTTGAAGACTAGAGAAGATATTACCTGAGCATTCCGCAGGAATCGTCACCTGTGAGGAAATGTTAATCATTTCATTACAACCTTCTAAAGTGAAATTATTAAAACGGTTAGCATTAATATAAGCATTTCCACTTGGAGTAGGTGCGGTACATTGCAGAGATACTCCTACATTCATGCTAACGATCTTCACATTATCAAAAACTAAGAAGGATATTTCATCGTTTGCATTTCTAGATAGAAGTTTTACACCCGTTGCTTTACGGTAGTCGTTCCAATCAATAATCTGCATGTTTCTCACGGCTGTACGGTTCCATGAATTGTAATAGCGATACACACCGTCAAAATAGAGTACATTTCCAACAAAGTTCACATCATCAATATTAATGGTGAATCCTTCTGCGGAAGCATTTTTCTGAAACTCTAAGACATTGTAGTTAACTCCATAAACGGTGAAGGAAGTGTTATAACCACCTACCAATTTAATACCTGTTTTAATCAAAATCCTTGCAGATATAATATAGGTTTTATCCTCCAATAACACCGTTTTAATCCCGTTTGCTACCGCATAGTCAATGGCTGCTTGTATTTTCACTTCATTGTCCGTTCCTGTGAAGTCACCCAGGTATACAACGGTTTTCTTGATTTTTCCATCTATTTTTTCAAAGTTTTGTTTAAGGAACGTGTCATAGTTGAACACATCTGAACCTTCGGGTATGTTTAACCCGATATTTGTTGAGCTTTTCATCGTCGAACCTCCTTTTCTTTAAAAAAGGGACCGTAGTCCCTATCATTTTTCTAGTAAAGTACTACTATGTTTGTCGCTGTGGTTCCTGTTGCTTTTACTTGCTTAACAGATAAAGGGTGGATAACCCCTACTTGCAATGCGTTGAAGGTTGCACTTGTTCCATCTGCCATTACGACAGCTACGTTTCCTGCTCCCCCGATGTATAGACCTCTCGTTTGTGCAAATACAGTGGAATCGTTAGGTGTAATCGTTGTTGCTGATAATTGACCGTGTGCTAAAGTTCTGACTGCTTGTTCACTATTCGGCATATAAATAAACTCGCTCATTTTGTTCACTCCTTAGTAAAAAAGTCTGTTTCTCTCTTTTATTCTATGATATAATGGAGTATTTTACTAGATTTTATTTAATAGAATCAGCCCAACGAGCTAATACACCGCGGAAATCCTTTGTGAGGTCCACTTGATTAGCGAAATCCTTTGGTTTTGCATGTTCGATGTAGGAACTAAACCCTGATTTATCTTCCGGTACGTCTTTTTGCCCATTGTGGCCTATCATAATCACCTTACAGTTATCATGGCATCGAGTAAGAACCTTCTTAATTTCATGTTTTGTCCAGTTCTGAACTTCATCTAAGATAACCGTGGCATCTTTGATGTTTCCACCTCTCCAAAAGACGTGGGAAGTCGCATGGACCCAGGCATGAGGACGAAATTCCCTCTTATTAAAGATGACTTTATCCGGGTTTTCCCCGATTTGACGCAAGGCATCTAACAAAGGTAACAGGTATTTGGATTCTTTTTCATCAAGTTCCCCCGGTGTAAACCCGAAAACATCCTCTTGAACGGGACTAAAGAAATAATACAGGTGTTTTTTGAGGAGTTTTGCTACACCTACCGCGACTGTTGTTTTACCTGAACCTGAAATGGAGTCTGTAATGGTTAGATTGTGATCAAAAATGGAATCTGCATAGGCTTTCTGCTCGTCCGATAAGTCAAGTCCATAAAACATATTGTCATTAGGTAGTGGCATTATTCTTCCTCCTCGATATCTTCTTCGTCCATTACACCAATTTCAATTAAATAGTCAAAGAAAATCGATGCTAAATCGTCTACTTCTGCTTCTTCAGGTACATATCCCATTCTAATTAGCTTGTCAAACAGGTAATCTGCAATTTCAGACTCATAGATTTCGATTTTCTTTTCCATGAAAATTCCTCCTATTGATCGTCTTGGTCGAAATGGGGATTGAAATTCATGTCGTACTGTTCTTCGAAAGGTGATTTTTTCTTTATTAACAAGCTAGTATCTAAAGGTTTGTTTGCTACTACGTTTAAATAAGCTGATTCATAACGTTTTAGTCGTGCGATTTCCTTGTCCTTTTCGTCCAAAAGATCCTTCAGACCTACGAGATAGTGTGTTAGGTCTACGGTTTCCTCTAGAGCGTGGTTTAGAAGCTCATTAGGGGTCCAAGAATGAGGATTAAATGGTTCAGGGTATTTCGCTAACCCCTTAGCAATTTGTTGCTCCTGCGTCCTTGTGAACAGAGCTAACGCCTTTTTATAAAACGGTGTCATTTCTTCACTCTCCCATAGTTGTCATAAGTTATACATAATCGACCTAAGTGCAAATCCCATCCTAATGGTGTTCGGGTTCTGCTCCACATTGTGTATTCTGTTTTTATGAAGGAGATGTATTTTTGTTTATAAGGTAAATCCCAACTTATAGTCATTAGACTGTCGCCTCCACGATATAAGCTAGAACTAATGCGCTGATACGCTTGTCTGAATGTTGGTATTGAATTTCGACTTCCAGGTTTAAGTCTTGATATTCCTGTATCCGTTCAGATAATAGTTGATTGAATATATCTGCGTTATCAATGTGAATTGAAATTAACGAATTAGCTTGGTACTTTTTCATCATTCATTTCCCCTTTCGGTTGGTGGGATGTAGGTCATTATGATCTTGGTGCTTTGTTTTTGTGCGTCATTTATGAGTTTGCTTTTTTCTAGGATCGCTTTTAAAGCAGCTACTTCAGTTCCGGTAGCATTTCCGAGACGGGCTAGGGCCGAACGTGCTTCCGCTTCCGCAATGGCAGCTAACTCAGATTCAATGAAGATATGGTTGTCCCTAAGGAATTTTCTCCACTCCTGAGGTGTGTATCCATACGAGGATGCCAAGGAATAGTGTGATTGGTACAAGGTATCCGGCAGGAACTTATGGAATATCTGCTCCATTGTCAGGCGTTCTTCGCGTCGTTCAAAGTCGTTCATTCTATCACTTCCACAGTGTAATTTGTTGTTACTATTATTTTACCACAATCTAGTAAAAAATGATAGAGGAACTAACACAAAAGAGTAGTTGATTATTCCACTACTACTGGTTTTTCATAGGCTTCTTCTATTATTTTTATTTCACCAGGTGTTGGTGTGTACATCGTGCCATCTGCTTTTTTATATCTAAACGGAATGATGTTCTGATTTTCATCAAAGCACTGGCAATCTCCTGCTTCTAACCACCACTCTACCATGAAGTTTGTTTTCCGTGTATGCTGTGGTTCCGGTTTTCCTTCGTAGCAAGGTTTTTTAAGAAGGAAGTAGTCTTCTTCTTTGAACTCAGGTTTAGGATCGAATACGGGTTCAGGTGTTGGTTCAGGTTTGGGTTGTGTGAATGGTTTTGGTTTCTCAGGAACTAGCGATGTTGGTATCCCTTTCGTTTTAGGTTCATCTATGTGAAACGCTACTGCTTCCGTCACAATATCTTTTAGTGACTTTCCTTGACGGACAGCAAATATCTTTAATTTCTCCATCAGTTCATCTTCTAGCATTACTTGTAATTTTTTCATCATTGTATCCTCCTATCAAAGTATCATTTGATTATTTGATTCTATTATCATTTTACCACAATGATTTAATGATGTATATATCATTTTATAATTAAATCAAAGTATCATTTGATTATTTGATTAAAGTAGTAGTGTTTTAAGGGTACCCCCGGCGTAAAACAGGATAAATGAGGGGGAGAAAAGTTAATACATCCCACGCGCGCCCGGACTTGCAGCCAAAAGGTAGCTTTAATGGTGCCAGGGCCGGGTTCAGACCCCCCCCCCCCCCCCCCCCCCCCCCCACCGAAGCCCAAAAAAAATAAA